GTGCAATTACTTACTTTGATAAACAACGTGGAACAAATGCTTCACCAACTGTAGTATCAAATGGTGACACTCTTGGAACGTTATCCTTTAGAGGATATGATGGAAGTACGCGTTCTACTGGTGCTATTATTCAGGCAATTGTTGATGCTGCTCCTGGCGTTAGTGATATGCCAACAAAACTTTCATTCCAAACATCAGCAGATGGAAGCAACGCACCAACTGAACGTATGCGTATTGATTCATCAGGCAATACAACTATCAATTCTATTGCTGCTGGTACAACATCTACCGCTACAGTCGGTGCTGGCTATATGGGCTTGCCTCAGAATAGCACAACAACAGGCGCCTATACAGTTGCCGCTGCAGATGCAGGAAAGCATATTTACTCAACTGCAACTCGTACAATCACCATTGACTCAAATGCTAACCTAGCATTACCAATTGGTACAACAATTACATTCATTGCTGGTTCTGGTGCAACAGTAACCATTGCAATCACAACTGACACTATGTATTTAGCAGGACCAGGAACTACTGGTTCTCGTACACTTGCTGCATTTGGTATGGCTACTGCAGTTAAGATTGCATCTACTACTTGGATTATTAGCGGAAATGGGTTAACTTAATGTCGGGTATTCTTGGCGGATTAATTGGTTCATTTGCAACAGCATCGACCAACTCTTATGAGTCTATTGCGACAGTAACAGTTGGTTCGGGTGGACAAACAACCGTTTCATTTACATCCATTCCTAGCACTTATACACATTTACAAATAAGAGGAATTGCAACAACAACTTTAGCAACAGACGTTGGTTGTAGATTTGGTAATGGCAGCATTGATTCAGGAAACAATTATGCCAAACACGGATTATATGGAACAGGCAACGGAAGTGCTGGAGCAGCGGGTTATACTTCACAAAGTTATATGAATGTTCAGGGATTTGTATCGGGAACAGACGCAACCTATCCAATGGCTTTTGTAATAGATGTTTTAGATTACAAAAACACAAGCAAAAATAAAGTTATGCGGTCTCTTGCTGGTTTAGAAAAAAATGCTGCTTATGGTGAAGTCGGATTATATTCAGGTGTTTGGCTTAATACATCAACAATAAATTATATTGACATTATTGCAACTGGAACAAGTTTTAAGCAATACTCAACATTTGCGCTCTACGGGATAAAGGGGTAAATCAAATGGCAGCAGGTTCAACTTATACTCCAATTGCAACTAATACTTTGGGAAGTGCTGCGGCTTCTTATACTTTCAGTTCAATTCCTAGCACTTACACGGATTTAGTTTTAGTTATGAACACAAAAGGTTCTACATCTAATTATTGCCAATTAAGATTTAATGGCGATACTGGCACAAATTATTCGCGTACCGATTTGAAAGGCAATGGAAGTACGGCAGCAAGTTCTAGAGATTCAAATAGAAGTATTATTGACATTGCTTCTAATGCTACAAACGACACAAGCAATTTCAATACAAACATAATTTTACATATTATGAATTATGCAAATACTACAACTTATAAAACAGCAATTTCTAGAGCCAATAACGCCGCAACTGGAACTGATGCGATTGTCGTTTTATGGCGTTCTACTTCGGCAATTAACAGTATTTATATTGCAGTAAATACTGGAAACTTAGAAGTTGGAACTACTTTAACCCTTTACGGAATTGCGAGCGCATAATGGCAAATACATTTACTTTAATCGCATCATCTACAGTCGGCTCTGGTGGGGCTTCTAGTATTGACTTTACAAGCATCCCAAGCACTTATACGGATTTATGCTTTCTGACTAGCACAAGAACAACCAGCGTTGCTCAAGGTGATGTGGTTAATATTGCTTTCAATAACAGCACAGCAAACATCAGCGCTAGAGTTATCTACGGAGACTCGCCAAACGCAGTCTCAACGACATCAACAAGTTGGGGGTTTTGGACTACTTCTAATGGGGCAACAGCAAACACTTTTGCTAATTCAATGGTCTACATTCCTAACTATGCGTCTAGTAACAATAAATCTTGGAGCACAGATTCTGTTACCGAAAACAATGGCGGAGCGTATTCCCTGTTACTTGCTGGACTTTGGTCAAACTCAGCCGCAATTAACAGAATCACATTCACAGCCGTAAACGGCAACTTTGTTCAATACTCAACCGCCTATCTATATGGAATTAAAAATTCCTAAAACACACAACAACTAAGGAGCAATAAATGACAGAAACACCTATGGCTATCGAGGTCAACTGCACTACTGGGGAAGTTGTTGAACGTCCTCTTACAGCAGAAGAAATCGCGCAGCGTGAGGCAGATGCAGCAGCAGCGGCAGCACGTAAGGCAGAAGAAGATGCAGCAGCAGAAGCACTTGCTGCACTCAAGGCATCTGCTAAGGCTAAGTTGGTAGCAGGAACACCACTTACCGAAGAAGAAGCAGCAACTCTAGTTATCTAATCAGTTCCCTGGGTATGGACTTAAACTGCCCATTTAATTTTCTATCTAAGGAGTAACGTGGCTGGTCGTGATATAACCGAAGGTGGTGGAATCTACGATTTAACAGTAGATATTGGCATTGCATCTACCAATGCTGTATGGCAAAACACTACTGTCTCTTATGATACAGCCATTGGTGGTATGCCGTTTATATCTGCAATCTCAGATAAAGATGAGGCTATTCGTCAGACAGCGCCATTTAAGAAAGACCAGTTTGATAATGGTCAAGAACCAGGAGAGCAGTCGCTTACTGGTTGGTGGCTACGCAGCCAGATGTCATTTCATTCTGGTGCTGGTATTAACTTTTATGACCCATTAACTAATGATGAAAACGGACACTACCGTTTTTATGACAGCAAAGGTGTAGATGTTTGGACTAAGGGTCAAGTAACTATGCTTAAGGAGACCACACAGGGTCACGTTATTACTGACCCTGTGTTGTCTAATGGTCGTGTACAACAGCATATTAGGTCTATTCGTTGGAATAATACAGATGGTGTATTACTACATGATGGTTATGATGTAGATAAAATTCCAGTTAATGACCCAACAAATCCAATTCATTTTATTGATTATAACGCTGGAACAGATTCAAAAGTATATGCAATATGTGATGACGGAACAACTGCATACTGGATTACAAATACAGCCACAAAAAAGACTGTATATAAGAAGGCTTTAACTGGTACATCTGCTACTGCAAACACTGTAATGTTTGATGAAGTTGGTTTGATTTCAAATGCAACTATGGAATATGTTAAAGACCGTATTGTTATGTGTGCAGATAACAAAGTGTATGAGTTTGCTGGTTCTGCTGTGGCTATGCCTACACCAATTTATACACATCCAGTTACTACACATCAGTATACTTCTGTAACTGCATCTGGTCCAGCAATTTATATTGCTGGTTATAATGGCATTCAGTCTACTATTCAAAAGTTTACACTTAATACTAATGGTTCTATGCCAACACTTACATCTGCAGTGGTGGCAGCAGAGTTACCTGTTGGTGAAGTAGTTCACAAGATTTACTACTATCTAGGCTTTATGCTTATTGGTACTAATAAAGGTATTCGTGCTGCTGCTGTATCAGATACAGATGGTTCACTAGATTATGGTCCACTTATTGTGGAGACCAGTCAGCCTTGCTATGACTTTGCTGCTCGTAACCATTATGTTTGGTGTGCTACTGGAGTAGATGGTAATCCTGGAGTTATCCGTTTAGACCTTAGTAATGAACTAGAACCACTCCGTTTTGCATATGCAAATGATATTTATACTCCAGATGTAACTGGATTTATTACCACTGGTTGTGCATTTGCTAATGGCACTGAGCGATTAACATATGTAACTGCCAATAATGGCACATCTGATGGATATATTTATGTTGAATCAGCAACTACTTTGCTATCAACTGGTTATTTGCAGACTGGCAATATCCGTTATGGAACACTAGAACCTAAAAACTTTAAGCGTCTTATTGGACGCGGTGATTTCTCGTACGGTTCGCTAGGTTTAATTAGCGTTGATATGGATGGCACAGAATATGACCATATTACATATGACTCACAAGTACCATCTGTTGAAGTAGGTACTAACCAGCCATCTGCTGCTAGAGAATACATTGCATATAAATTTTTATTTGTTCGTGATGCTTCAGCAACTTATCGTGGTCCTATATTTAAAGGCTATCAGGCTAAGGCTACTATTGCTACGCCACGTCAGCGTCAAATGAGTTTTCCTGTTTACTGTTTTGATACAGAGACAGACCGCAATGGTGTAACTGTAGGATATAAAGGCAGAGCGCATGAGCGTATCTTGCAGTTGGAATCAATTGAAGAATCAGGCGATGTTGTATTGTGGCAGGATTTAAATACACAAGAACTTCGTCAGGTTCAGATTGAAGGAATCTCTTTGAAGCGGACTACCCCGCCAGATAAGTTTGGTGGATATGGTGGTATTATTACGATTGTGGTGAGAACAGTATAATGACTATAGAGCAATTAGGTATACTTGTATCTATCTTCGGTGCTATTGCAGGACTATTAGCATGGGGAATCAAGTGGACAATCAAGCATTACTTAAGTGAACTAAAGCCAAATTCTGGTAGTAGCATGAGAGATGCAGTTAATATCAATAGTGAAAGATTAAATAGAGTTGAACAAAGAGTAGATGATATTTATAAACTACTCTGCGAAAGGGGATAGCAATGAAGATTGCAAAGAAAGCAACACCAGCAGCAATAGCAGTACTTAGACAGGCTACAGCCTTGCGCCCTAAGCGCAAGAAGGCAAGTGATGGATTGCTGCCATCAGCAGCACATATTAAACAGAGTCCTAACTCAGACCATAACACTGGTTATGCAGTTGATTTAACACATGACCCAGCAAATGGGATTGACTGTGTTGATTTGTTTGTCAGATTACAAGAAGATAAGCGTGTAAAGTATCTTATATTTCAAGGCAAAATCTGGTCACAGAAAAATGGAGTTGTAGCCTACAACGGAATTAACCAGCACAATAAGCACTTACATATTTCTATCTTGCCAGACTGCGGTGATGATGCATCGGAGTGGTTTCCATGGTTAGGCAAGGCTACAGCCGTAGCAAAGATTGTTTCTAAAGTTAAACCGCTACCAAAAAAGGAAGTAAAATGAATAAGAATAAAATTAATGCAATTGTGGCAACATACCTACGTGCTGCAGCAGCAGCCGTTATTGCCCTATACCTTGCAGGTGTAACTGACCCACGCCAGTTGGCATCTGCTGGACTTGCTGCTGTCGCAGGTCCTATTCTGAAGGCTTTAGACCCTAATGCCAAGGAATTTGGCAAGGGTTCTAAGTAAAAAATACCCTGTTTTAGGGGCATAGCAGCCCCGTAGAGACCCAAAAGCCCCCAGTTCTAGTAGTTAATACTAGGCTGGGGGTCTTTTTTACTTTAATGGGGTTGCTAGTGTAAGTGCACTCTTTTAGCGTGGTTAGATATGCTCCCCTTTTTTGTCAGCATACCAATCGTGACCATCAACATCACTAGCAAAATTTATTTCCGCTTGTTTAGTTTTTTAGGTGCTGCTTTCTTGCGGGTCTTAGGCTGTTCGAATGTGTATTCTTCCCAGTCTTCAAACATTTCCTGTAGTTTCTTGACTCGCTGTCTTGCATTTACCCTATAGGCAATGTCTCTTGCTATATGTGAGACCAAATCATGTAGTGCTAGTGCAATGAATGCACCTACTGCAATATCGTAAATCATCTACGCTACCCATTTCTCTGAGATTAGTACTGGTTCAGGACTGATATTAAGTTTTTGTTGCATTGACCTTCGGGTTTTTTCCGAAGTACCACCCCACCAACCTAACACGGCATGGTGTAGTGCATAGTCAAGACACTCTGCTTTGACTATACAATTATTGCAGACCCGCTTTAGCGTCTCTACATTTTCATATAGTTTTTTATCTGTAAAGAATAGTTCTGTATCTAACCCATTGCAGTTTGCTTCTGTTGTAAAGTTATACATCTTTATCCTCCTGTTGAGTAAAAACCTGGTGAATTAAACTTAATCCCTGGAGCAGTCCAGATGCGCTGCATAGTTCCACTACAAGTAGAACAAACTGGCGGTATGTTTTCATTTGTTTCTACAATCTCACTACAAGTATTACATTTAAAATCATACAGAGGCATGCCTTGGCTCCCTAGAAATTCTAACTTTATGATAGTCACAAGTTCTATATAACTTTTGATAATCATTTCTGTTATTGAATTGTCTGTCATCTAATTTAATATTACATTCACAGACTTTTCTATACTCATTTTCAAGTTGCTCAACTTCTTCTTTTGCTTTACGCAATTTTATAAGAATGATTACTGCTTCTGAATTCATCTACTCACATCCATCTATTTCTGTAGGTGCGGTTGTAATCGTACCGCACTCTACACATTCCTGTGATAAGTCATACCAGCCAACTGCTCTAGTATCTTGGTCCCACATTACATTGATGCGGAACATCATGCAACCACATATGCAGGCAAATGTTGGTGTGCCTCTTAAGTCATTCATCTGATTCATACTCATGAATCGTCAGCCATTCCAGATAAGTCTCTATCTTGCTCATCTGCTGACTCGCCACTGTCTGGCTCATAATATGGTCTCCATCCACCTAGGTTTTTAACTAGTGAGTTCATTGCACGTTGCACTTTCATACGAGCACCATCTGGTGTGCTGCTCATATCTTTGGCTAGTAATGACCAGTCTGGTGAGTCAATACTAAACCTAAGTCTTAGTATGTTTTGTTTTGCATCTGATAGTTTATTAAATGCTGCTGCAATGTCGCTTCGTAAAGTAAGCCAGTTGTTACCTTCGGCATCATTACCACTCCCAAACTTGGCATTGAGGTCTTGTATGCTAACGGGAATAGCATACGTGCCTGCAATGATGGATGGTAAGAATGCTTCGACAACACTTGTATCGTAATAGTATAAGTCTGATGTGTCGTATCCAGACTTACGAGCCTTCTCTCGTTCACAATATTTGAGAGCCGCATTACGTAGTGACTTAGCAATTAATTTATCTCTATCTTTCTGCTCTAGTTCTGACCACTCTTTATACTTGCGCGGATGCGCTACGAACCATACCCATAGTTCCTGTCCAATGTCATCTTTCTCTAGCATTGTATATCTGCGAGCATACTCTGCTGCTAGTTGCTGAACGACATCATTATATTCTGAGATGTAGTTCATTATGGCAAGATTACCTCACCATTAACTACTGGTACAGCATATGGTACAACTTTCTTATTATCTTCTATTAAGATTCCGATGCCTTGTTGCCAGTTGGCTGTGCCTGCTGATAGGTATTCTGCTTGTCGCATATCCATCATATGTCCGATTTCTAGACCAAACAATGTATGTGTCTTGCCATAGAAACCTACTGTTTCATGTTGCAAACCAACGCGATGCGTGTGTCCACAGACTACTGACTTACCTAAACGCTTGGCTAATGACAAGGCTGTACTTCCAGGTGTCTGCGACAACTTGCCTTCGTCTCCATGTGCCATTACCCAACCAGGTAATAATTCATGCATGCGGTGTAAATAAGTTACGCCCATAGAATTATACCCCAGTAGTTCTTCAATCTCTAAAGACTTGAGACTGTTAAACGCTGGGGCATACTTACGAATGTAAGTGTCGATGCGGTCTGTATGATTAGACCGCTGCATATAGAATGGTTTTCGTCCTATTGCTTTTTTAAATCTTGATATAATTTCTTTTGTTTCATCTATGCCTTGCTGTAGAGTACCTGCGTATTCTCCAGCCATACCTTTGTTCCAACGACTAGGTTCTGGTGCATCTAGTTCATCTCCTACACACCAGAGTTCATCTGGTTTGTAGTACTTAACAAAATCTATAACGGCATCTACTGTTTTACTATCGTGGTAAGGAATCTGTAAGTCACTGAGGACGACGACTCGCTTCATAACTATCTCCGTTTGACACGCCAGCCCACTGATTGCGCTGAACAAGTAGTCCAATTATGGCATAGTTTGCTAGGTCAATTAGAGTATCTTCGATAGATTCATAGTTCGGCGTGTCGCCACTGTCGATTAGGTTATTAAGCCTAGCCAACTTGTCATACATACGCACTCGTAGCCCATTCATAGGACCCCCTGGGGCTCCTGCAATGTTCATTGGACCGTAATCCTCATGCTTTTTGTATAGAACTGTAAGCAATTCACGGGCAATTACATCTGCATCTTCACGGTTTTTCATTTAATAAGTCCCTTAATCCTTGGTCCATAGATTTCTTGGCTGCATGTACAACCATTTCTTCATATACTTCATCTGTCTTTCCATACCTAGAAGCCAATAGTAGACCAGCAATGCTAGTCGTTAAGAACTTGGCTTCCTTTGGGTCTCTGTCTATAGCCTCATAGACATCATGCAAGGCTGTCAAGATATTGATATATTTGTTTTCAGATAATTGTATAACCATATCAAAGTTGAGATGTTCTGCATGTTCCCAAAACCTATCATCCATTGGCAATGCATTCTCTGATTCGCTCACTAATCCACCCACTTCCATTCTTGATTATCATACTGTTTACATCTTCACCATCTGGCATACTGATGATATTCACATTACCTAGTTCACGGCTAATTTTCTTGCCGAACTCTAGTCCAGGTGCATCACCATCTGCAAGTACTATCACTGTATCAAAATCATCTAAGATTTTGGCATAGTGTTTTTTCCAGTTGTTAGCCCCTGGAATTCCAACTGTCGGATGTTTAGTCTTGACTGTCATCATAATGCAGTCGAACTCACCCTCTGTTACGCAGATGTAATCATCTGCTGCAAAGCATGCTTGTGTATTAAACATAGTAGTTTCTGCGCCAACTAATCCCATATACTTAGCATCATGTGTGCCTGTAATGTCACGGAATCTAATATCAACCACGCCTGATGGCGTGATATAGGGGATAGATAGTCTGCCTAGATATGGTTCATGCCCTGGAAGTGGGTCTTCTACCACTCCCAAGTGAAAGACTTTTGCCTCGTCTACCGAGAGTTGACGGCTTGACAGATACCGTTCTGCTACTTCTACCTTGCTTGCGTACCTCTGTGTAGCCTGCAGTAAGAACTGTCTCTGCGAATTGTTTAGCCTCACGGAAATTAACTCCTTCCTTATACATAATTAAAGAGTAGACATCGCCTTTGACTCCACAACCGTGGCAGACAAAGGCGTTCTTATCATAGTTTACTGCTGCACTTGCATGACTATCTAAATGAAAGCAGCATTTCATCTTACGCCAACCGCTATTAACTGCTGGCAAATCTGCACCTAAGTATCTTAGGTATTCTTCAATGCTTGGTTTCTCCATCAATGGCTCTCTTTAGTAGGTCTAACCATACATGTCCAGGCATGGTGCAGTACCACTCGCTAGGGCTCCGCTTCCCTTTACGCTTGTGCCACACCACGCCTGTCCACGCCCCGTCATTGCTCATTTCCGTGAGCAATTCTTCTACCCAACCAGCCAAGTTCATCTTGGCATGGTTCTTGATTTCTATTGTAACTCCAGGTATACCTGAAACATCACCTTTGTCTAATGTAGCGCCAGCCAATCGTCTGTCTGCATACTTGTAGCCGTTCTCTTTTAGATATGCAACTACATCACGTTCTGCACTAGAGCCTTTGGCTTTTGCTGTATTGCTCATACTGTCATCTCTACCTGTCTATAGTCACGAACTACATCTTCTAAATACATAGAGCCAGGTTCAAATGATAATGATACATAAGTAGCACCTGTTGGGTCTGCCTTACCATATCTATTCTTAACTGGGGCTACACATAAATATACATCATTGCCTTGCATCATCTGTCCAACTGTTAGAACCATAGCAGGAATCTGCGCTACCTTGCCCTGCAGTGCAGAGCGCGGCTGGCATGGATAGCCAGGTGCACCTTCTTGTGTATGGTGTAATACTAATACTGCTGCATTGGTATCACGTGCAAGATACTTAAGTTCTTTCATAACTTGTCGCATACCTGCAAATTCCTCATGTCCATCTATTGCAATGTCCATAAGATTATCTACAACTATTAACGTTGGACTTCTGCCCCATATAGTTTCGAATGCAGATACTTCCTCATCTAAATCACGCAGAGTTGGACTTGGTTCAAAAGACCAATACATATTTCCATACTCACGCAAAATAGATTCGGCTGTGTCTGGTTGTGTTTTTAACATTTGTTCTGCTTGCTGTTGTGGCATACGTGTGCGAAGTGCAAGTAAACGCATAGCCATAGTATGTGCATTGGTGTCTGCTGAAAAATATAATGTAGGTTGTTTTAATCTTGCAGCAACATGCAATGCAATACTTGACTTACCAGCACCAGGAGTGCCAGCAATAACTGTAACTTCAGCACGCCGTAATATGATTCCTTCTCTTGCAAAGGCTTGAAAGGGCGGGGCTAATGGCTCCCCGCCCACATCAGATTTGCCTACGCTACGGCGTAATGTTTTCATTTATCCCTTTGTTTGGTCTGCTACGAATGTATTCCACTCTGGTGAATTAGCCTTGACATATTGTGTTGTGCACTTAGTTGGGTCACCCTGCTTTGCTGGGCAGAAGTGTCCTTTATAAGGACCAAACTTACCTGTCAATCCATGAATACGAGTCATGCTTCCATGAGGACACATGCGTTGTCCGCTACCTGCAGGTGCTGCTGCTGGTGTAAATGTTTCAGCAACAACTGTACCGCCTAGTGCGTTGGCTGCATAGCCGACTGCTGGAGATACTGGTGCTGATGCGCTAAAACCAGTGCCACGCACTGCTTTTTCGAGTTCTTCTGCTGCACTTGCAATTGATGCAAGTGTCATTGCAACTGTCTGGTCTAGTTCTTCTGCTGTTGCAGCACGAACTGTAATCAAAGAACCTGCTGCTGATTTAACTGTGATACTGATTGGTGCTTCTGTGTGAGACATTATTCTCCTTGTATTGGTGTTGATATATTCTTTTTGTCACGGTGCTTTCTTACTTTCATGGCTAGTTGGATTCCCTTCCAACCATGAACTAAGTCTACAAAGTGCAAGGTACATTGTCCACTACCTGCTGGTAAATGTACAATGATTCCCTTCTCTGTGTTGATGTCACCCCAACTACCACGGGTTGCCGTAGCAGGGTCATACGGCAAGCCGTGTGCATACACTGCTAACTGCATAGCAATCTTGTTAGGGTAACTAATACTACCTGTTTTAAGGTCAGAGATAAACTTCTCGCCTTTATATTCTACAATTCTATCTGGAGTACCAGCAATCTTAAACTTATCTAGTACACAGAATTGTTCAATATGAATGTTAGTAAAGTTTTTAGTT